GCGGCTCAATCACACCATCTTCGATCGCTGCGCGAATCTGTTGCGAATAGGCTGTTATCTGTTCGATAACCTCAAGCAGGCGCTGATTGATATCCGCGTTATCCACTTCTTCAATATCCGCAAGCGGAACAAAAACCCCACCGGATTGGCGCGCTATCGCGTCAGCGATATGACTTGTACCACCAGCACGCTGCAGCACCATCGCCCATCCAAGCGGGAAGATCTGATCACCATCGACGCGCAGGCGGTTGAATAAGGCGTTTTCAGTTACACCCAGCCATTCGGCTGCTTCGGCATAGCCTCCAGGCAGTTCAGTAATAGTTTTCTTGATCGCTGCCACCAGCCAGGCTGGTTGACGTTCT